TAAAGATAGGAACTATTTTTGACATACCCAAAAATTTACTAACTAATTTAATTATATAGAATAACTTTTTTTGTTAGAGTTAAAACAAAAACCCCCAGCCTAGAAAGGCCAGGGGGATACTCTGTAAACCAACAAACAGAGTTTTTGATATTTTATATTAAGGACATGCTGTTGTAGCAATAATAAATCCACCATTGTCTACTTGGTAGCTATCTGATCCAGCTCCTTGAGAATACCATTGGTTACCACCAACTACAGGAGTCACACCACACTCACCTTCTATCCATAATCTTGTAGGAGCTAAAGCGTTGTCAGTATCAAACAATGTTAAACTTCCTAAATGAGCACATGCAGTAGCATTGTTAGGATATAAGTTTATTTGCTGACATGGTGCTGGTGTAGTTGTTGTTGTTGTAGTTGGAGGAGCTGTAGTAGTAGTTGTTGTTGTACTAGAACTTGTAGTTGTTGTTGTAGTGGTATTAGCAATAAGCATATCAATAGAGTTGGTACAGGTTCCTGTAGAAGTCACTCTAATGATTGTAGCATCATTGGGAACACCTGCTAAGCTGTACCCTGCTAATAATGCTGATTTAGATACCCCTGTAGCTAGTGGAGTAGTGTACCCATCTGAATCTGAATAGATGTTGAAAGGACCTGTATCTACCCCAGCTAGGGTTAATGTTATTAAGACTGTCATATTTTAAATTGATTTTTAGTTGGTTATGGACACTCACTCAATAAAGCACAGAGAGCAGTTTTTAACTGTACACTGTTTCCAATGGCAGTTAAAATTGCTTGGGCTAAGAGTGTTGGGTCTAGTTCAGAGTCTATCTTTTGAAGAGCCACTGTTACGTTATCATTTGTTTCTATACCTGTGTTAGGAAGATTAGCTCCTGTATACTTTACATTGTTTGTACCAATGCAATATCCAGGACCTGCAGTTTGTCCTTCTGGAGTATAGCATGGATTATAAATATTTACCATTTTGTTTCTATTAAGGGATGTACATTATATAATATGCAGCAATTACAGGTTGGATGTTTGAGTGAGCTTCTCCGCTACCTGTATCACTATTTGAAACAGCTACACTAAGAGATACAGCACCAGCTCCACTTGCACTAGTTATGCCAGAGTTGTGTACTTGAGAAGTAGCAGGTCTTATAGCATATCCTAAGTTACCACCATCAGTATTACCATTTGCAGCAACTTCTAATGCTGTTGGACCAGCTCCTCCTGTTCCTGGACCACCTCCTCCCATTATTATGTGAGTGTGGTTTCCTACTGTTCCAGATGCCACTACAGTAGCGTTGTGAGTGTGTAAAGGAAGTTGTGATGTAATCAAAGTTACAGTGTTTGCTCCTGCTGTACCAGATAGTGCGTAGTTTGGATTACCAGCAAAAGCAGGATTAACAGCAGGATCAAGACCAATTCCTACAGGAGGTACGCTAGCAATAGCTCCTACAGCAACACGTCCTCTTTTATCAGGAGTGCCATTTAAGCCATTGCATAGATACACATCATTGAAACCATTTGCTGGAATACCAGCACCTGTTCCATCAAAGTTAGACAATGAACCATAGTATTCATACGCTACAAAAGGAATCATCTTAGCAGACTGTTGAGTTGGACCACCTGCTTGGCTAGCTAGATAAGCTGCAATCAAAGCATCTAAGTCTGCAAGCTTAACATAGTTTGTATCAAGATCTAATGTAAGAGCAGCCAAATCAGCTTCCACTACACAGAGCTTTGTTATAACAGCTTGTAATACAGCATGTGTATCACTAGAGTCTGTTACACCAGTTAGACAGTCTACATCATAATCAGCATTTAATATTGCTAGTGTTCCATCAATTGCATCTATTTGTGTTTGTAACTCACAAGCAGCTCTTACCAATGCTGATAACACCTCTACTAAGTTAGGTGTTCCTACTGGTAAGTATTGCTCTACTAGTTCACAATAATAAGCAGGATTGATAGTTATGTCAATACCTGTTCCATCTAGAAAGGAAACAACTCTATCAATTAATATATTCTCTACAGTGAGCAATGAGTCTCCTGTTGAAATACCCAATGCTTCAGAGCCAATACCTGTATATCTAACACATTGATCAGATACAATCTCTACACAGCCATTATAACAGGCATCACAAGGTCTTATTGTTGTAATGGTAGAAGTGGTACTTGTAGTAGTAGTAGTAGTAGTATCTTCTGGCATTTTATAATTTATTTATGAATTAAAATTTTAACTCTACTAGCTATTCTCTGTACAGAGAAGTGATTGGCATAGTCTGGATTACAATACTTGTATGTAAGTATTCTTTTGTAATTCAACAACTCACCAATTGGACTACACGCAAGGCTATAGTTCATAGAGAATATGATATTGTTATATTGAATCTTGGCTAACTCAGTTAGCTTACAATCAATATCTTGAAGCAAGACAGGGATGCTTGCACATTCTATACAGTTAGTTAATCTTGGCTGCAACATATTTAATAAATTTTGTAGCTTGTTGGGCAGCAGCATGGCATGCTGAACATAAGCCATTAATCAATTGACATCCACAACCAAATTTAGCTCCACAGTTTCTACAGTTTGCCATATTAATAAAAGTTAACGATGTAATTATTTCCAGAACAACCACAGTTGCTCCTAATAAAATTGTTTAACATATTGTTTGCTTGTATATAAAGCTTGTTAGCAGTGTCTACAGCACAGTTGTTTGCAGCAGCTATTGAACCTGATATCATGAAAGAGATACTAGTCAATGTCACTTTTGATTGTGTTTTGATAGCAAGATCACATTCCATCATATCAAGCTTCATAAAAGCATTATCAAACTTCTCTTGTATAAGCTCAGTACGCATGATGTTCTTTTCTACATTATAAGTAAGAGCAGGTGCCACTGTATACTTTAGATAGTATATGCCATCTGGCAGAGGAATCAATGGTTCACCTACAGCACTAAGTCCTAAAGATGTAGAATTGAATATATTAAAGTCATTTGGAACAAATGGTAAAGATACCACTCCAAAGTTGGGTACTGTTATTTCTATTGTAGGGGAGCTTACAACAGGAGGATCTGTGTCATATGTTGAAGCGTCAGCAACACCCAATGTTAGGGTGTTATAGGTTGGTATTACCAATATATCTAAGACCATGTTATTTAAAATAAAAATGCCAGAGGATTTGAGAATATCCTCTCACCCTCTGGCATAGGTTAATATGATTCTACTTTTATTCTTAAGGAATCAAAGTAGTTGTTGTTGAAGTACTAGGCCATACAGTTGTAGTGGTAGATGTTGTTGTGATACAAGCATTGTCATCAACTACAGCTCCTAAGGCAGCTTCTAATACAGCTTCAATTGCAGAACTTAAGTTCTGAGGAGTAGCAATAATTACAGTGCTATCTTCCATGATGTAATCACCCCATTGGTAAGCTGATTTGTCATACTCGTTAAACTTGATGTAGAAGGTATTGTAGGTAGTACCATCTGTTACCCAACTCTCAAAGTTTTCGTTATAACCAACCATTCTGTACAAATGCTTAAGGTAACCAGCTTGGTAGCTATAGAAATTCTTTTCTAATTGTTGAATTTCTGCAGAAGTTCCAGAAGGATAGCTTGAACGTTGTACAATTACAGGCTCAGCAACAAAGTTACATCTGTCAGCAACAATGAAGTCAGCAGTAGTTGCAGGACCAGAATACACGAATGTGCGGAAGTAAAATCTGTCATACTCCCAAGGGAATGCAGCAACGTCACATGGTTGACCATATACAGTTAGAGGCTTACCAGAGATAACTAATACAGCATCCTGATCATTTCCACGTCTTTGGAATTGGTAGAAAGTGTTGAAAGAAATGTTGTCTGGGTTATCACCAGGAGCTTGTTGTGTCAACTTAATGATAAAGTCATCAATTAAAGCAGGCACATCAACGTCAGTGCAAGGATCACCACCACAGTCACAACAAGGAGCTTGTACAGTTACTGAGCGAGTGAAACCATTGAAGTATAGGGTATCAACGTAAGAAGAATGACCACGTAAAGTTAATGTTACGATGTCACCACATTTAACAGTCCAACCACCAACTTCAGTTACTTGGTTAGACACTGTAGAACATCCTGTAACTTTGTACCATTCTGTTACATTTGATTTACCATTACCTCCAGAGTTTAAAGGTCCAGCAATTTTGTCTGAACGCTTAGAACCCTGTAAATAAGTATTAACTCTACCTTGAGCTACATAGAAATAAGGTGCTCCACCAATGTTACCAGCGTTGGCAACAGTGTAGTCACTCTTAAAGAAACCAACTTGACCAGCTGTTAAATTTTGTGTGGAACCAGAGCTAGGTAGAGTATTTCCTACTGGAACCACAAAGAGCGTGGTTAATGAAAAATCAGCCATTTTGTTTTATTTTAAATTGTAAAGAAAAAATTACTCGTTTGTTTGTATTCTGTATATGGAGCTTTGAACAGCAGATTGGTTCTCTGTGTACATTGCTAGGTTTTGTACTGTAAGGTCTAGTAACTCATCTTCAAGATAGGTTTCTAGTTCACAGTCAGAATTTATAGAGTTTGTTCCATCAAATCTAACGTAACCTACTTTATCTATGTATTGTGGGTAACGCATGTATGAAACATATATTTGCGTTGGTGTAAATGTACCATCTGTAAATATAGAGATCTCATCAGAAGATAAAGAATTGAACGTTTCTTGATATTCAAATGATGGTCTGTAGTGAGTGTTGGTTAAACAAAATTGCAAATCACCATGACTAGCTAAGTCTCTGTTTATCCATATTTTTCTATCTGTACATACTCCTTTGTCAGCCAATGCATAACTATCTATGTAGAACATGTACTTTGGAGTGAGCAAACTAATATCTGCAGACCATTGATTTAATTCAGCGTTCTTAACAGTTAAGTTAAGAGGTTGATGGTTATATACCATCACCAGATTTTGTAAGTCCTCATAGCGTTTTTTAAACGAATCTAGACCTTTTCCTGATACAGTACTAAAACCATCAACCTTTTGTTTTATAAGTTTTATCTGAGCTTCATTCAATGCTAGAATTTTATCTTCTAGATTGATTTGCTGATGTTCATTCGTTGATAGTTTATTTAGTTTCTGATCAATTTTGTATAATAAACTATCTACAGGGATCATATTGAAGCTATTTTTTTACCTTTTAATTTACCTTCTAAAATTAACAACTGATCTTGATTATCATCATCTGCTAAGAATTTCACTAATTCATCTTCATCCTTAGCTATTTCAAACTCACCTTCATAAACTTTACCATTAGGTTTTAGTCTGTAAACTGAGTGAGCCACTGCTTGTTTAACCAAGTCTTTAATATGGAGTAAGTTTTCCTTCATGTCTGCAAATCTGTTAAACACCTCAATTGGATTTAACCCTTGATATTTGCCATTCTTGAATTCTGTTTGTTTTAATAGGTTATCAACCTGATTGTATACAGCTTCTTCTTTAGAATCATCTGATACTGGGAGACCAAGTAGACGAGCCACTTTCTTCTTCTTTTCAGGAGTCATATCATCAAACTTGATGATTGCTTTATTAATAAGTTGTTTCTTCTTGAAGATCACCTTATTTTC